ATGATTATTCTGGAATAATGTCAGATTCTTCCGGAAGTTTGCCGCAAAGTAAAGTAAAGGAAAGTAAAGAAAATAATATTCCTCCTATAGTCCCCCCTTGCGGGGGAGGTAGGGAGGATATTTCTCCGGAAGAACCAGCCGGTGCGATTCATGACGACTGCACAGAGGATGCAGCCATAAGGGAAGCTGATGCGTCAGCGGTGAAGAGTACAGGTAGCCGTCGGTTTACGCCTCCGAGTATTGAAGAAGTTGCAGCGTATTGCAAAAAACGCCAGAACGGTATCGATCCTCAATCTTTCATTGATCATTACAGCGCTGTAGGTTGGATGGTGGGTCGTAACCACATGAAAGACTGGCAGGCAGCAGTCCGAACCTGGGAAAACAGGCGTAAAAAGGATCAATCGCACCACAACTCGGCTATGGATTACAAAATTCCGCTTTAGCTATGATTATCGTCGAAACCAAAACGCAGAAGCTATACGAGATTAGCCCGGCACGGTCGCACGGTGAGAACTATATGACCTGTCCGGTGTGCTCCGAAACCCGCAAAAAGAAGCACGACAAGTGTTTCGTGTGGAATGCTGACAAGGGGGTCGGTCACTGCTGCCACTGTGACGCCACTTTTTCGTCCCGTACGCAGCTTACATCCCGTCAGTCGAAGGATTACGCCGTTCCGGTGTGGAAGAATAAAACAGGGCTTACGGATGGAGCCGTGAAATGGTTTGAGGGACGGATGATTTCGCAGGCTACACTCCGGGAGATGCGGATCTATTCGGACAAGGAGTGGATGCCGCAGTACGGCAGGGATACGAAAGTGATTTGCTTTCCGTATTTCGTCGGTGACAGGCTCGTTAACATCAAGTACCGGGGGCCGCAGAAGTCGTTCCGGATGGTTAAGGGTGCAGAGTTGATTTTTTACAATTTCGATTGTATCGCAGCGTCGAAGGAGTTGATCATTTGCGAGGGGGAAATGGATGCACTCAGTTTCATCGAGGCCGGGTACAAGAATGTGGTTTCAGTTCCGAACGGTGCCGGGGCGACAGATTTAACGTACTTCGACAACTACGTCGATAATCTCGGTCACATCGAGCGGTTCTACATTGCCGCCGACTTCGACGAAGCGGGGCTGAAGCTGCGCAATGAGTTGGTGCGTCGGCTGGGCTCGGAAAAATGCCTGATCGTGACCTACAAAGGGCGCAAGGACGCAAACGAGCTGCTGATTGCCGAAGGTGGGCTTGCGGTCCGGGAAGTGATTGAGGGGGCGCAGGAGATTCCGATCCAAGGATATATAAATCTTTCCGAGCGTTATGACGATATTTTTGCCATGTATCGGCACGGGCTGCCGGAAGGGAACCGGACCGGCATTGCCGAGATCGATGAGGTGATCCGTTGGGAGGTGTCGCAACTCGCTGTGTGGACAGGCATTCCGTCGCACGGCAAGTCCGAAATGCTCGACATGGTGACAGTTTTGCTGGCGGTTTGCCACGACTGGAAAACGCTCTTTTTTTCGCCCGAAAATTATCCCATCCAAAGCCACTATGCGAAAATTGCGGAAAAGCTGATCGGAAAGTCGTTCAAACAGTCGGACATGAGCCGCGAGGAGTTCGACCGTGTATTCGACTACATCGGAGATCATTTCTTTTGGCTCGATCCCTACGAGGAACCTACCCTGGAAAACATTTTGGGCCGTGCAAAACAGTTCGTACAGCGCAGGGGAATCAAGCAGCTCGTGATCGACCCGTTCAACAGCCTGGAGCATAAACGGGACAGGAATGAAACGGGATCGGAGTATGTCGGACGGTTTCTTGACGAACTCTCGCGATTTGCAAAACGGTACGGTGTATTGGTCCATCTGGTCGCTCACCCGACAAAACTGGAGAAGCTCAGCAGCGGCATATATCCGCCGCCGACACTGTACGATATCAGCGGATCGGCCAATTTTTACAACAAGGCCGACTACGGATTGACGGTGTACCGTGATTTCGTGAATCACCGAACAAAGCTGATTCCGACGAAAGTGCGTTTCAAAAACTTCGGGCATCCGGTGTCGGAGGGCGTGCTGCTCCAGTACAACCCGCGCAATGGCCGGTATCAGGTCCCGCCGGGGGGCATCAACCTACTCGACAACTCCGACTGGCTGCAACCGCAGCAGCAGCAGGCCGATTTTCCCAATGGCGAAACATGGACACCCGGCAGCGGCCTGCCGTTTTAAGCCGATAAAAAGGAGCTTGTCGAGGCCATCCACTCACTACTACCCGCGCGATGGAGCGGGTGCTGATCTGCCGGAATATCGCCCTGGAGACGGGGCACGAAATCAAACTCCGCATCGAGGATGCCCGGTTGCGGAAGTGCTATGGCAATGCAGGGCGGGAGGAGCTGCAGGGGGCCGGATCGGTCAACCGGGATGCGTCGATTTGGGAAACGCGGTGCAAAGAGCAGCGGATCGATTACCGGACGATCTCCCCGACAGACAAGCCTGCGAAAATGAAGGCGACACCGTTCAGCCGCCTGGCCGGATGGCGCGAGACCGCATCAGAGCGCGGCAGGGATGCCGCAAGGCGGAAAATAAAACGGAGGGTGTCCGCCTCACCCTCCTACCTATTTACTACTGACCCTGCACCCGACCATGAAATCGAGAGCAATGCAAAAATAACAAAAACCTGAAATATGAAAAGAACCTTACTTTATTTTCTTCTTGCCTTTATAGCCGTGATTCTTGCCGCCTGTGAGCTCAACAAGACCAAGCCGGGCAAGATCATCTTCGACCGTGTCCCCTTCGTCTATGCCACGATAAACGGCCAAAGGGAGCTATTCTTAATAGATACCGGAGCGTCTACATCTATGCTGGACAAAAAGCTCTGTGACGAAGCGAAAATCTACTACATGGCCACCGGCTTAGAGGTAATCGGCGTAGACGGAACCTCGATCCCGTTAAAGACCACTGGAAGAATCCCGTTTACGCTCGACAGCATCCCGTATTCGGCCAGCTTCGCGGTACAGGACATGACCAGTCTACGGAGGGCTACCGGAAAGAACGTAAGAGGATTGATCGGCTCGGATGTGCTGGGATTTTATCGGTTGACGGTGGATTTTAAAACATGTGAGTTGAGATGATTACTGAGACTATCATTAATGAAGTTGCCCGAAAGGTTGAAGCGGTAACCGGATTTTCCCTCGAAGAGATTAGGAGTAAAAGCAGGTACTATCCACTCGTTAGGGCCAGGGTTATTCTCGCATACGAATTAAGGCGGTGGAACCTGACGTATATCGAAATAGCTAACGCGATAAACAGGAATCATTCAACGTTGACGCATTATTTTACAGCCTATCGGGGTAAATACGATGCCGATCCCGTATTTCGTAAGATGGCAAATTGTTCTAAAGGTAGACAAACCCTATAGGGAAAACAGTAATAAATGCGGTTGAAATTGGACTAAAAGTAGAATGATGAAAAAGATTATCTCAATAGAAAAAGTATCGAACGGCTTTATTGTCACCAATGGCAATCTAAAGCGCGTCTATGACAGCAGCCCTTTAGAGTTTGAATTAGACCAGATTCATCAGATGCTCTACAACTCCAAAGAAGGGGATTCGCATACTATCGTGATCGAAGTAGATCCGCCCGTCTTCACCTCACAGGATAATGATTCGATTGAGCTTTGCGGTTTGCTTTGGGATAAAGATAATATCTCGGTAGGTGGTACAGAAAAGGATGGTCATCATTATTTCACTTGGACAGAGGCAATGGAAGCCGCCCAAAAACAGGGTAAGCGCTTACCGACCGCAGACGAATGGAAGGCTTTATGTGATCTGGGCTCAACATGGGATGAGAAACTAAAAGGCAGGTGGTTCGGCGGGAATTATAACACGGATCACAAAGGGTCTATTTTTCTTCCGGCTCGCGGTCATTATGACGAGGGGGATGCATATATGGACCGTTGCGGTTTCTACTGGTCCTCGTCGATCTGGTTGGTGGCGTACGGCAGTTCGCAAGCTCATGTCTTGAGCTTCGATCCCGATAATTATAATGTGTACCATGACGACATCAGCGCTCGCTTTTTGCTTCGCTGTGTACGTGATATTGCAAAGTAATTATCGGGTGAAATTCCGATAGTTGCCCTCAAAACAGGTAAAATGCCCTTATAAACAAACTATTTTTGTAAAAACACACTATATGGGAATTGTGACGGAGCATGAACTAACAAAAAGTGTGATCGACACCAAGTCAAAAGTTTCTCAATACGTCTCAAAAAAGAGGCGTGAAAAAGGCTTGTCTACATACGAACTTGCCAAACAGAGTGGTGTTGATTGGTCTACCGTCAAAAATATAGAAAATGGAAAGACCGTGAAGATCGATGTTTTATCTAGGGTAATTAAGGTTTTAGGCGGTAATATATTTTTCATGTGACATGCCTAAATTAACGATAAAGCAAGAAAAATTCGTCCTAAAATACCTCGAATGCGGCAATGCATCCGAGGCTTACCGCTTTGCATATAACTGCTCGAAAATGAGCGATAATGCTATTTGGAACGCTGCTTCAATTTTAATGGACGACCCAAAGGTTACCCAAAGGATAGATTACCTCAAAAACAACCTCGCAGAAGCCGCAGGTATATCAGCCCTCCAAATCATACGAGAGCATCAAAAGATCGCCTTTTCAAACTTTTCCCGACTTCGGAACGGATGGATGGAGTTAAAAGACTTTCAGGAGTTATCCGACGAAGAGAAAGCGTGCATCCAGAGTGTTGAAACGAAAAAAACGACAAGGTATACGAAAGAAGGGGAGCCCGTCGAAGAAGAGTGGGTCAAGATTCGTCTTTACGATAAGCAGAAGTCGTTGGACAGCATCTCGGAAATGCTTGGATACGATCAAAAATCTTCGGTTACACAAAATATGAATATAAACATCCAGCCGCCTCAGATAAATTTTAAGTAGGCTGGTTAAACCTTCTGTGTGATGATGCACAGTAATCCCGTAACGGAAATAACGTACAGTCGCAAATACACACCCTTGTTTAATCTGACAACAAGGTACTGTATCGTCATGGGTGGGCGAGGGTCTGCTAAATCACATGCCGAATCAACGAACGAGGTTTGCAATACTTTCAATCCTGACCAGCTTACATTATTCACTCGTTACACGATGACGAGCGCGGAAATATCGATTATTCCCGAGTTCTGGGAAAAGGTCGAATTAATGAATTATGCGCCTATTTTTTATAAAACGAAAGCTTCAGTCGTAAACAAGCAAACTGGTAGCGGTATATTGTTTCGTGGAATCAGAACATCTTCCGGTAACCAAACGGCATCATTAAAATCTATATCCGGAGTAACCCGATGGGTACTGGATGAGGCGGAAGAATTAACCGATGAGACTATTTTCGATAAGATCGACCTTTCGATTCGAAAGAAAAATGCAGACATTCATGTTATAGTTATCTTAAATGCTCCTGACGAAGAGCATTTTATTATTCGTAGGTTCTTTATAGACAGGGGGGTTCCATTTAACTTTAATGGGGTGCATGATGATTGCACCTACATTCACACTACCTACCTGGATAACATCGAAAATCTTGACGAATCATTTTTACGTGTAGCCGAAGGCGTTAAAGAAAAAGACCCGGAAAAATACGAGCATATTTTTATGGGAATGCCCTTGAAGATGGCAGAGGGTGTAATCTATAAAAATTGGTGCAGAATCACATCCTATCCTTCCGATCTATACACTTGGTATGGGGTTGATTTTGGATTTGTGAATGATCCAACGGCCATTATTCGTATATGTTTCGACAAAAGGAGCAACAGTATTTATTTGCATGAAGTTGCCTATCTAAAAGGGCTCCAAAATGCCGATATCGCCAATTTAATAAAGCAGGATTATCGCAATAAAAAAACAGAATTATTTAACGATGGCTCGCATTCTATTGCTTATCATCATGAGCGTATCTATATCGATGGATCGGAAGTAAACAGAGATGAGTTATCCGTGGCATTAAAAGCTATCGGCCTTTCCCCATACTACCAATCCCTGTTAAAACAAATAAATTCAATAGATCATTGTCTAACAGAGGTGTATTGTGATTCCGCAGAGCAGAAGTCTATTGCGGAATTGCGGCAATACGGGATATCTGCTTATCCTGCTATCAAGGGTGCAGGATCGGTGGTTAATCAGATTCAATTTGTCCAGTATTTCAACATCTATTACACATCTGAATCATCTAACATTCATAATGAACAGAAGAACTACAAATGGCTGGTAAAAAAAGACGGCACATTGGATAACGAGCCTATGGATGCCTTCAATCATGCTATGGATGGGGCTCGCTATGGGATTTTTACACACTTAACACGAAATGGATATGAGTATGATAAAGTTTTGGGGGCGAAAAAAGCAGGTTGAGCGAAAGGGGTACTTTCCTGATAAAACAAACAAGGACAATGAATACTTCCGACAGCTTAACGAGAGTATTTACATGAATTCACGCCTTATTGACTTCCCCAAGGTTGACAGGCATTCATTGGTTCGAATTTACGAACAAAACTATGCTGTGTTCTCTATTGTTAACAGGTGCGCAGATGCTATTGCAAAGGCTGTCAGGTATGCAGAGCTAAATGATAAAGACAACAATGTTATTGATTCGCATTGGTCTATTGATCTTCTGAGAAACCCCAATGACCTAGAAAGCCAAAAGGAATTCATAAAAGCATGGGCAATCAACAAGCTTGTTTTGGGGGATGCTTTTGTTTACGGCATGGAGGGGGTTGGTCTCAAATCAGGTCAATTCATTAGTCAGTATATAATGCCATCCCAAGAAGTATTCATTGTGAGAGGCGGTCCATTTACTCCCATAAGCGGGTTTACGCTATCATCAAATTTAACCCTCAATTCAGAGCTTACCCCTAAAAATGTAATGTTTAGCCGGGATTACAATCCCGATGTTACCACCAATTACGGACTATCCCCTCTGGTATCAGCAGCCAAGTTAACTTACATTATCGATAACGGTCTGAAAAGGCAGAATACAACCATCCAACAAGGTGGAGTGTCTGCCATTGTTACCCCTAAAGAAGATATCACCCACGGCGGCCCCACTGAAATTGCCAAACAAAACACAGAAGAAGATTTGAACCAACGCAGGGACGGTCGGCACATCTCTTATATGAGGTCTCCTATAGATGTTCATCTGTTGGGTGACACGCCTGTAAATCTGGCATTACTGGATAGCTCCGATTCTGCTGTATCTGCACTGTGCTTTGTGTACGGGTATCCTTATGCCCTATATAAGAGCGAGACTACTTATGACAACCAGGCTGCCGCAAAAAAAATTCTCATCGAAAACATTGGAATTCCTTATGCGGAGGACTTTTTGGAGAAGTATACCAAGTTTTGTCGCTTTGAGAATGGCGAACATTGGATTATTAATACGGATAAAATTGACGAGCTAAAAAAGGACGTTACAGAGATGCTGAACGCCTATGACAAATCATACCGATCATATAACGACCGGGCTAAGCTTTTAGAGCTCGATACAATTGATGAATCATGGGCCAATGAGCCTATTTTCCCTATAAATGTGATGCCAGGGAAACCTACGGAAAGTTTAGTTTCAGAACAATATTTGTCTGGCGACGACAATAGTACCGTATCCGGAAGTACGGAGCATATACCGCCTAAGCAATAACCTGAATAAGGTGTATATATGAAAATAACTCCTGCCAAACGACAACAAGGATTAAACCGAATAATCAAGGTTATTCGAATGTCGGGTCCGTATGAAAAAATTCTGGCAGCAGAAAGATCGAAGGAGGTGAAAAAGGTTATGAGTGCTTTGTTGGGACTGCCTGTAAACCTTGTACCTGATCTTATTCAAGTTAGAGAACAGTACCTTGCTTCGTTCTTTCGCAAACTATATTTAAACATTGGGCCTCAAGTGGCAGGTGATGAATTTCGAGAAAAGATCGGCCAGAAGAATGATCGGAGCATTGGATGGGAGAGAGGATTATATGATTTTATAGAACAATATTCCGGGACGAAAATAAGCATGGTGTCAGGCACTTTAAAGGAGTGGATTGTTAAGCAGGTACAAGAGTATGTTACCTTAATGCAGCATGAGGGGCAAAGCATCGAAACCGTGACACGCAATATGAGGGATGTTGTTGTAAAAAAATGGAATACGGCTGAATTGTGGCAAGTTCGCAGGATTGTGCAATTCGAATCATTGGCCTGCTCATCCGTAGCAAGACAATTATCCATAGATTCATTAGGTGTTGAATACACTAAGACATGGATGATAAGCGGTCACAACACCCGTCCCGGACATCAGGTTATGGATGGCGTTACCGTTGGTCAACAAGAATATTTTTATCCGGAAGGTGAGAAAATGGAATATCCGAGAGATATACGCTTTGGAGCCTCTGCGGGAAATCTAATCAATTGTATGTGTTCAGTAGTTTATAATGTTGTGTGATGGGTAAAACGTCAGACATACTTAGACAACTAGCCGACATGATAGATGACGGTTGCTTCGAGCATCTGTCAGAGGATGACTTAGACGGAGCGAAGAGGGTATTAATGGCGCTATTGGATGTGGATGTTACCTATGACCAGGCAGCGAAAATAGCAGGAAAATCAAAACAAAGTATTTGGAGTAAAATTTCAAGAAGTGTAATAAAGCCCAAGCTTTTAAGGCGAACAATCAAATACTCTGAAGCAGTTAAAATTGGCAATGGAACCATTTAATCCTTACATGTAAAAATCTGTAATTCTTAATATTACAAAGTATTTGCAAGGTGTTTTCCCGTGGGGAGGCACCTTGTTAGTTTTGTTCCATAAGCTTATCGTGAAGCACTCTACGTTAGTGGGTGTCAACCAATCAATTTCAAAGTTTATGGACAAAGATATTTTCATGTTCGGTGACAGTGGCAATTCCAGCATTGCCTCTATGCTTCCGGCCTTGATGCAGAACAAGGGAATGGACCCGAACCTCGTAGCCGCGCTGATGAACGGCAACAACAATAAGGGAGCCTGGGGCGGCGACGGTTGCTGGTGGATTTGGATCATTCTGCTATTCTTCTGCTGGGGTGGTTTCGGTGGCAACGGCTTCGGTAACAACGCAAACGGTCTCCCCGCACAGCTTAACGGCGATGCCGGGCGTGAACTTCTGATGAATGCCATTCAGGGCAACGGTACCGCCATCAACCAGCTCGCATCTTCGCTGAACTGCTCGACAACCCAGCTTCAGGGTGCAATCTGCAATCTTCAGGGATCGATAGACAAGGTGGCCGGGCAGATCGGCATGACAGGCCAGCAGGTTATCAACGCCATTCAGGCCGGCAACTGTCAGCTTTCGGCCCAGATCGCAGAATGCTGCTGCAATGTCCGCACGGCTATCGAACGCCAGGGCTATGAAAGCCAGCTTGCCGTTTGCAACCAAACCAACACGCTGGTCGGCACGGCAAACCAGAACACGCTCGCTTTGCGCGATGCAGGAACGGCCAACACCAACGCCATCATCGGCAAACTCGACCAGATGCAGAATCAGGCGCTTCAGGACAAAATCGACGCACTGCGCGAACGCAATACGACACTGCTCAACCAACTGTCTCAGGAGCATCAGAACGCGTATTTCACACAGGTATCCGCGCAGACCATCGCTCCTGTCAACGCTGCCCTGAGTGATCTGAGCAACCGTCTGTCCGCTATCGAGTGCAAACAGCCTGCAACCGTAACCGTTCCGTATGTTCCGGCCATGAGTAACCTCGTGCCGGTAAACTATGGTATCAACGTCAATCCGTTTGCCGCTTCTACACTCGGTTCGTGCGGTTGCTAATAAGGAAGGAGGTAGCATATGTTTGGTAACCCCTTTTCCCCTTATTGGTGGATGCCCCAGCTTCCGGTAATGCCGCAACCGGCAATACGGAGAGTCGATATCGGGGGCATCTACGAACTCTCGACCAATGCAGTGCAACTGACCGACGTTAGTGTTGATTACGGCATTAACCCGGCTTGTTACAATGCATTACCCTGCGAGAGCATCGTCTTACTCAAAGTTCACGCGGACGCTCCGGCTGGCGGAGAATCGCTCCCCGTTGCCGTAGTTATACCCAACAACGGACAATCTACCGTTTCGAGCAACGGCTCGACCACAGGTACATCAAAAGTCCCTGTTGTGGATAGCAACGACAATCCGGTTACAGGAAGCGATGTCACTGGAAGTACCGAGCGTCTTGCTTACATCAACAAGCGAACGGGAACGATCCGGTTCTTGGAGTTTACCTCATCGGGAACAACGACGGCATCGACTCCCAGCGCCGAGCAGGTAGTAAGTAAAAGTTCAAAGTAAAAACAGAAAGCAATGGGGGAGCAATCCCCCTGCGCTTTCCCAAAAATCAAAAACCATGTTTCAGAATTTGAGAAAAGGAAGCTCCGTATATGTTCTCGACACGAGGGAAACGCCGAAGTTTTATGTGGCCACGGTCAAAGAGGTGGGAATGCCTTACTATCCGCAGCCCACTCCGGGCCAGCTAACCCCATTCCAGCAACAATATATCAATATTGTGCTCGATAACAACGAATCGTGGGGTGTAAGAGCCAACATGGACGTAGAATCCAAAGGAGGTCTTACGGTTTCCATGACGCGCGAGGGGCTTATGCCAGCCATCACGGCGGGTCAGAAGGAGAGTTCGGACATAATCAATTCTTTCGACCGGCACAAGGCCAATTTGTCGGCTTACGATCAAATCCTCAAAGACCTCGATCCGTCCTATGCAAAAACGAGGGAGCAGGACGAGGAAATCAAGAGGCTGAACAGCGAGTTGACAGAGATCAAAAACCTAATGAAGGCTGTTCCTAGTCTGAACGACATCAAGAGCCTTCTCAAACCTGAAACAACAAAAACCAAATAAACTATGGGATGGAATGCAATTGGCATCGCTCGGGGTTTCAGTGGGGACGACGAGCAGATGGACGAGATGCTTGAAAAAGCATATCGCAAAGGTCGTAAAGACATGCGCGAAGAGATGGAAGGAGGCCGTTACGGTGAACGTGGCGGTTATTCCGGATCGGGTCGCGGAGGTTACGGCATGCGTGAACCGTGGAAAGAAGACGATGACGACGACGATGATTACGGCGAACGTCGCGGTGTCCGTGGAACGGGTCCGTATTCCCGGTACAGACGCAGGTAGGCTATGGACAGGCTGGATACTTATGAGCGCATTCCGGAAGGAATGAGGGAGTATTTGTCGCATTACGGGTGGCATTTTTCTCCGAAGCTCGCAGAGTATGCGACCAATCCAAAACGCATGAAGAATGCCGATGGTACGTCGCATCATTGGACGCACGAACAGGTCAAGGAGCTCTTGGAGCGCAATGGGGTAACCATTGAGAAAGCTAAGGGACATGACTGTATGTACGTGGCCAATATGGCCTATTCGGATTTCTACCCTAAACCCCTTTCCACGGAGGCGCAAATCCTTCAATATATCAAGGCGTACATTGACGACCCGGACGGGGAGGATGGCATTGCCCTTACAAGGTACTATGCCGACTGTATCGCCAAAGGTGAACCTTTGATGTGGGAGGAGTTTCTGTAACCGGCGGGGCGCTTTGGAAGTGAAGCGCCCCTTTTCCTTAAAATACTATTTGCTATGGACAGTATAGAACTCAGAAAATTCGCTATAGAAGTAGCGCAAACCACAACCAACGATGGTGTGGAATTGATGAATACCGCCAATAAGGTATTGGAATTCCTGGAAAACGGATCACAGGAAAGCGATGTTTTGTGTATCCTGATTTTTCCGGATAAAAAAGCCTAAAGCTATGTTCAAATATGTACTCAAGATGCTTGCCGGGCAAAATCCGATGCAGGTATTAAGCGATATGCCGGAAAGGGACTTTAATAAAGTTGCCGGGTTCGTGTCGAATCTCGATAAGTCCGGCATTCCGAGAAAGCAGAGAAGGATGATCGAAAGAAAGTGGAACGATACCTATGGAAAGGAGCGCCATTCACATAAAAAAGTATGACTGGAGGTTGGATATTTTCTTCGCGGTGACTTGCTACCATGTGGACGAGATTATGGATAGTCTCGCAGATGTGGAGTGCCCCGACGACATCCGGGACAGGGTTTATAGCAACCTTGTGAAATGCGACATGGATACCGGGTTCACTTACTCCAATAAGAGGCTAAAGTGCACGGTAATGGTTATCGGGCTGCACTCTTCCCAGGCTCAGTTTTTAAACTCTTTCGAGCACGAAATGCGGCACATGGTAGACGATATTGCGGAGACCTTCGGTCTTAACATGGGAGGGGAGGAAGTCGCCTATTTGACAGGTGATATGAATTCTACCCTATGGAAGGATATACACAAATTCATTTGCTGTGATTGCAAATGCAAAAACCATTGATTATGTGTGATTGTAGAGAAAAGTGCCCGACATGCAAGGCATTGGAACGGGAAAAGAAGATCAAGGAACTATTGAAAGACCTTGAAATGGAGCTACCGCAGCCCATATTTGAAAAGGTGAAAGAAGAGTTAATAGGATTGCTGAATTAAGGCAGAAGCTCTTCTAACTGGATTTTTATCCTGTTGTAAATATTCCGGTCCAGCACATATACTACCCATGTCAGGGGGAATAGAGTGATTATGAAGATTAGCTTTATTATCCCTATGGCGACGTGTGCTACAAACAATATTGCAGCAATCAACCATAATAAAGCTACAGCCAACCACAGTTTGACTGCTTTTAATATTAACCACGCTTTAGCTTTCATATATCTTGTTTTGACAAAAATACAGTCAAAATCGGGTGCAAATGTGGGGTCATACACAAATCCTCTGATTAACTCCCGATAATTGGGTGAAAATCATGTAAAATCGGCCCAATAGCATCCTATTTTTGTGGTAGAGCTAATGTTTGTAAAGATGCAAACCAAATTCCATGAACGCAAACAACAAATCGATGGGCTTGTGCGAGTAATCGTATGAGCCCATTATGACTTTAATATGGGCAATATTGAATATAAAAGCTTAGAATTTAAAGCCGAGGACATACGGCGAGAGGGTGAGCATTTGTACGTAAAAGCCTATGCTTCCACTTTCGGACATGAAGACAGCTACAACGATATAGTTGTTAAAGGAGCTTTCATTAATTCTATATCGGGAGATAACGGTCGCAGGGTGAAGTTGTGCTACCAGCACGATATAAAAGATGTTCGCGGTAAAATTATAGACATCGCCGAGGACGACAAGGGGTTGTTTGTCGAATTTCGCACATCGCGCACAACCAAGGGGAAAGACCTTGCTATTCAAATTGAAGATGGCGAGTTGTTCGAATTGTCTATAGGGTATATCACCCTTGAAAGCGACGAAATAAACGGCATACGCTACCTGAAAGAGGTGGACCTAATAGAGATTTCTATTGTTAGTCGGGCTGCAAACTCACAAGCTTCAGTAATATCGTCTGAGCGGAAATCCGAATTTACAGCACACAACATCAAGGCGATGCCGGATAAAGACTTGTCCGAATTGTACGCTATAACCAAAGAAGAATATTACACACGAATTATCAAACACTTATAACATGGAGACACCGGAAGAAAAAGTGACGCGAATCGAAGCGGAAATCAAAGCGGCGCAGGAAGCCGCAAAAAATTCAGAAACCAAACTCGCTGAGCTGATCAAGTCAACAGAGGCAAAAGAGGCGGAAATCAAAGCAGCCAAAGAAGCGGTCGAGCTGGCCAATGCAAACATTCAAAAATTGCAGTCTGGGCTCGATGTTCTGACTAAGAAAATCGACGGTATCAAAACTGAAACCAAAGAGCAGGCCATCGTACAGGCAGTGGCGAATCTGATCGCCTCGGAAGAGTTCAAAGCCGACCTCAAGAACAAGGCTTTCGAATCCAAGAGCGGCAAGAGTTACGAAATCAAAGCCTCTACGTCCGATCTCACCGTGGATGTGACGAGAACCATGATGTTGCCGGGTGTAAGCTTCCCGCGCGACCGTAATCTTGCATTCCTTCCTAATCTCATGCAGGGGAGCGTCGGGCAGGACAAAAACCGAATCGGCTACATCGAAGGGTCGTACACATCGAAAGTGGGCTACGTCGGAGAGGGTCAAAAAAACGCCAATCTGGACGAGGTAAGTGCCGTGGAACGCTACCGCGAGATGGCTAAAGCGAGCGCCCGCATCAAAGTGACGGAGGAAATGTTTGAAGATGCTTCATACATCGCCTCCCGCATCAGCAACCAGATGATGACCAAAGGTATGCTGTTCCTGGACCGGGAGATTTTTTCCGGCAATGGAGACGATTCATCAAACCCGAATCACATTTACGGCCTCAAAGGCGCTGCAACGGCATTCGATGCCACTAAGGCAGGCCTGGAAAACGCTGTAGATAATGCGAATATCGGAGATTTGGCCGATGCTATGCGCGTACAGGGTAGCATTGTGGACGCATCGAAAGCGAATAGCGATCAGGGCAGCTATGACCTCAATGTAATCTACATGAATCCTGTGACGGCATACAAATACGCCCACACGAAAAGTCCGGATGGAAATTACATCATCAACACCCTGACCGATGGGACGAAACTGATGGCCGGAATGCGTGTGATCGAAACCCCTGCTATCGGAACATCTGAATTGTTCGCAATGGAATCCGGTCTGGCGGAGGTCTATTTCAAACGTAACCCTATCATCAAAATCGGACAGGAGGATGACGACCTCTCGAAGGATCAATACACGATGGTGATGTTCCTTCGTGCGCAGGTTCTCGTCGAGACCGAAAACAAGAAAGGTCTTATCTATGTCGCCGACATCGACGCTGCCCTGGCTTCGATCACAAAAACAGCTTCAGAAGCAGCGTAGTTATGGACAAGACACCTTATGAAAATAAATCCCAGCAAGGACGCCAAACGAGAGCTCGTCCCGCTACAGAAGGGAGAAAATCTAAAACACCTGTAAATATTCGGGTTGAAGTCATCAAAGAGCATTGTGGCATTCGGGTCGGGGAAGTGTTCCTTAAACCTTGTGCAATTGCCCAAATGATGATAAAGAAAGGGTACTACAAAAAAGTCGAGTAGCATTATGGTTACAGTGGCAAGGATTGAGACGGGAGATTCTAAAATTACCATCGATGAGGTAAAGAGCTACATTCACCTAATCGGTAATGAACGCGACGACGAGCTGCAAGTCATGCTTGATGCCGCTATTGCTGCCGTAGAGGACTATTGCAACATTTCTCTGCGTCCAACCACGTGGAAGCTGTCTCAGGACCTTGCTACTGACAACCAAAAGCTTTTTTACCCTCCCGTAATCGAAGTTGTTTCCATCAATGATTATGATGGACTGCAGCTTCAGTATAAAGTGCTTCAGGATATCGTCTATATAGATACTGCCTCCTCTTTTATATGTACCTACAAAACAGGAGAAGCGGAAGACGCAAATAGGTATAAGGCTGCTGTTTTAGCCTATACAGGGCTTTTGTTTGACGGAAACGACGATAACAACTCTTTCAATATCGTAATGTCCAGATATCTTCCTTATAGAATGTTATGATACGGAGCAATCAGATACAAGCCAGAAGTTACAGCAGCAAGGCTGATCTATTTCGCAGGCAGCAGGGAGCAGACCCATTCGGCAAGAAGGTCAACTCATTCGAATTTATGGGTACTATCCCTTGCTCTATTAACGATTTGAGTGGGTATAGGGCGTTGCAATATGAGCAGGTAGGGATTATAAACAGCGTAGAGGTTAGAATGCGAAAACCTGGCTTTGCTTTCGACCGGATGTTTATCCACCGGGAAGGACATTCTTTTACACCCGGACAGGTATTATCCAATACAATGCTCAACAAACTTAATGAAATCACCATACATAGCCGAATTAACTACGATGCTACCAATGTAGGGGATGAGGTGATGATAACTGGAGGCAGAAAAGATGAATGACGTTGTTGTAGAGTTGGACATGAGGTCGTATGAGGATTGCCGCAAACGCATCAGGTCATTCGACAAGGTGATTCGGGGTGCAGCTATGCGCGGCATAAAATCTTCTGCGGTGAATGTGCTGGGGGATTCTCAACGCAACATCAAAGCACACGATTCTATTGCTACGGCACAGCT